AGCGCATGATAATGATTATATTAGGTATTTGAATGCAGTGTCGTACTCATCCCAGTATCAAACAGGGTTGGTGCATATACTGGCATATACTCAAAGCTATTATAATAAGAATCTTGACGATTTCGAGTACATAGGAAAGGAGTTTGCTTATCAATCACCCAGAAATGTGTTTGCAATGTTTTTTACGTTGCGAACATTCATACATCGATACGCGTTGCAAGCGCAATATCGGTGTGATGGTGATTTTGGAAAGTGTAATGTTGAGACCAAATCTTTAGTCCACTATGCCAAAATTTATTTAGGCAGTTTGGCGAAGTTACAAGAGTTTACTCTTGCAGCTTTGGATAAACGAAAGACTATGAGTAAGTTTGATATGGCTCAGGATGATAGGATGCAAGTTTTAGATGCATACCCACACATGAGTAAATATCAGCGCACAGTTATGGCGCGTATACTTACATGGTTCCCAACTAGTGCCGACAAGATTAGCCATGCTAAGGATCTCTTGCGCAATCGAGAGAAGGACCACGCTAGACGCGTTAAGGTCAACCAAAGACGTGTTACTCGTACACATCGTAGACAAAACGAACTACGAACCGAGCAACACCAATCTGCTGCAAGCAGAGACACTGGAGCACGCAAGAAGCGAACTAGACGGCAACAATACCGCGATAGACGCATAGCAAAAGAGGGATTATCCCCTCAATCAGGAATACCAGACAGTTTTGATTTGTCACCTCCTGAATTTGCAGTACGAGCGTTAGCTAGGTACAATGAGCGTCCATGGTCACAAGTATTTGATCGACATCCAGCTTGGCGAGAATCAGTTCAACGCAAGAAGCTAGTGAACGCATGCAGATTTTATTATTTGTGTGAGTACTACAAAATGAAGTATCCAGGAAGGTTTCAAACCGAGGATATGACATTGGAAATGTTCGAGATGATACCCAGAAACGCAGGCAGAATGCAGATAATGCTAGCTGTGTTGTATTTCGAATGGTGCACCATAGCTTCACGCAAACCTTTCCGTGAGCAATTGTTGGCGATTATTACGTCCGGTTATTTAGGACGTTGTAGTTTGCTAGGCAAAAAGCCACAGAATCACAAAGCTTACACTCGTGATCTTAAAATACCTCAAGCTTTTGTAGCGTATTATACGATTGTTAAGCGTTATGATTGGATTGCGGAATGGTTCTATGACAAGACAGAACGCATGTCAATAACCATAGGCGATTTGATCGCATCAGCGGTGGTTGTGTCAATAACCGTCACTTTTGTTACACCTTTAATTACGTACCTGCTGACAGCGTTAGCAGGGTACGGACCCAAAGCAAAGGTGTACGTGTTGGATAATATACCAACGAAGTTGATGGAAAAGTTAAATTGTTATACCAAAACAACTGGAATTATCCTGGCACAATCAGGAGAAAATAAGACCTCAGTTCCGAAGGGAGCTAAAGGTGCAGTTTTGGGTGACAAACTTGAAGCCAAACTCGTTAAGCAAGACGGTTCAATGGAAACATTGAATAATGCTATAAGAATGAATTCTTACGTCATACTTAGCGAACTAGGAGTGCGACTTGGTTTGATGACCTTTTTAGAAGGTAACATCGCCATCGTAAATTCTCATGTTTGGGAAGCGTGTTCATCACGCTTCAAAATTTATTCTTGTTGTCCTACAACAGGTTCCAAGGCTTATTATGAGCTTAGCAAGAAGATGTGCTCCATCCTGTACAATAAGGATGACGTTATGCACGTTTCTATGGCTGGAACAGTACGGCAACATAAGAATATCACTGGTTATCTAGTGGATATTGCCACAATCAAGAGATACAATACACCCCCAGCAGCATGGGTATTGAGTTATGATAATAACACTTTGCAAATGAATGCTGAACCGATAACGGATTACCAGTACAATAATTCTCGAATTAAATTTGAGAATTCCAAAGATTTCCTCACGGATCGATTGCAGTACACGTGGTTTGGAGCAGTGGCTTCAACTTGTGGAACGATCGTTTGTGCGATTATCAATGGGTCATGCAAAATTGTAGGTATACACAGAGCAGGACAAACCTCGGCAAAGTTAGGAGTAGCAGCCATGGTTGGAGCCGATATTTACAAGAAGGCATTGACCCAATTACCAGAAATCGAAGCACAATGTGGAGCTCGAATCAGCCTAGATGATTATGAACCAGGATTTTATTCCTATGATCATGAAACTAGGTGTTACAGATCAGAGCACAAAACCACAGCGGTTGGTCAGACTCAATTTGTACCAACACCGATACAACAGTCCGGTTTCCTTGGTGGTTGTCCCAAAGCACCAGCCAAGTTGAACAGCACAGCATACGCTCAAGCTCTCATGAAAGAGACGCTTCTAGTGAACGACATTACTTGTCGCGAAGAAGTGTTTGATATTGTGGAAGAGCATCGAGAAATCATTATGGAAAAGTTCGCGCCAGTACCTCAATCTAAATTAGGAGGATGCAGAACATTGACATTTGAAGAAGCTATGTATGGATTTAGTGATGTGCTAGACCCATTTGATTTGACAACGTCAGAGGGTATGAGACTACCTTTATTAGGTATTACAAAGTCCAACCTCAAAGACCCAAATCACCCCGATACATTGAAGTTGAAAGCTTATGTTGAAAGTAAAATTGAAGAGTTCAAGAACGGAGATTTTACGCTACAAATGAACGCAGATTGTTTGAAAGATGAACTGCGCGACATACCTCGTGTCCAAGCTAATAAGACACGATTGTTCAATGTCACAGATTTTGTGGACAATATACTGATCAAGATGGCATTAGGTCACTTAGTATCAAAGCTGAAACGCTTCCTATTGCTCGGACCAGCTATGTGTGGGATCAACCCAACTAGCTCGGTTTGGAGCGAAATTTATAGGATGTTTGTCGGATTGAGTTGCGTGTTTACGGACATAGCAGGCTGGGATCATACCAGTGCTATGTGGTTGATGCGTGTCATACTGCCATGGTTGTGCAAATGCTATGGTGGTGACCCAAATTCCTTCGAATTCAAGTTTGCTGCGTGGGCCTATATTAGTGCCATGCAAGCAGTTCGATATAATAATGGATTCGGAAGACGTTTGAATAGGGGTGGTTCGTCAGGAAACTGGTGCACTACTACCTTCAACACGTGGAATAATCATGTTTTTCACTCTGTTGCTTGGATTTATTTAGCAAAGAAGTTTGGAACATTTACACGAGAAGCGTACTTAAGCACGCTCACCTTAATATTATACTCCGATGACAATATTTCAGCTAGTACCGAAAAGTTTTGGAATGTCAAGGAGATGGCGACTACTTTCAAATTTCTGTTTGGAATTAATGTGACCAGCACTGCGAAAGTAGTGATAACAGGTGATACAGAAGTACAAGATGCAACAATTGATGATGCGGATTTCCTTAGTCGTAGATTTGTGAATCGTAGAGGAATTATCTACGCGCCCTTATCTATGGATTCATTGATATCCCAGATTTATTATGTTCGCAGCCACACAGGAGCAACTAACGAGTTTTTGATGGCACAATTACAACAAAACTTGGGAAACGTTGCTCGTGAATTAATCGAGTACCCGGCCGATGAAGCTTTGGATTTATCCAATAAGATTCGTCTGCAATTGAAGGAACTGAACCTCCCAGTTGTGATGCCCTATTACAACTATGCGTTGACTCGTGGTGCACACCACAAGTTAGCGTACTATTAATTCGTCCCGGGCCCCATGGGGCTCTTAAATACCATGGAACGCCTTGGTGAGGCGTTAAAGTCACCACCCCCACGTTCCCATAACTTTTAGCTTTTAGAAGCAGACTACTAATCACAATGGAAAAAGTTGAGAACGAAAATGTAAAGGTTGAAACAGACTCGAATTTATCAGAATGGGTAGGACCCGCTTGTTATTCACCAGACCCTTTGGCTAACGTAAGACGTGTTAACACGTCTGCAGTTAGCGACACACTGGCTTGGTGCGACAGATTATTTAGTGTTGGCGAGATCCAATGCTCACCTAATGGAATAGAAATAGGACCAACGGTAGGCTCGTATGATGCGTGGTTGATAACCAAGGCTTTCAAGCAAATTGAAGTCTTGGCGTTCGCCTGCAAGAAATACTATGCAGTATCGTGGGAATCGATAGAGTTACGCTTTACAGTAACAGACCCTAAGAATTTAGTCGGTGGATTGCACATAGGCTGGTGGCCCAATTGGAACCAGTATGCTAATTATGCGCGAGAAACTTTGATTACACAAATGGAGGACCCTTTATTGAGGCAGAATTTGTTTAATGGACCTTATACACAGTTGATGTTGTTTGGTATGAGTCAGGATAATGTAATGACGATACCATGGACTTACAGGTATGATATGATGCCAACTGCTGTCTTGCTACATTATGACGGCTCAGGAGCATACATGTCCCCAGTTGGATCACCAGCACTTTGGTGGTACATGTTGGATGGCACAGCTTACACTACGTCGGTTCAGCAAAACGCTCGCTTGAATATTTTCTTTAAGTTCAAGGGACTGCGTTGGTATGGACCAAGCAACAGAGAGACACCCCTTTTGGAGAAGCAATCCGGAGCAGCAGGAGCAGCAGTTATAGCTGAGACAGCGTCCTTGATAGCAGCTAGTGCAGGAGTGGATGTTGTTTCGACTGGTGTCATTGACATGATGACACAGAAATCGGATATTGAAGAGTACGCAGAAATGGGAACTTTTGATCTGCCGCAAGCAGTTCAATTAGCCTTTCTTGGTGATACTACATCGTGTGGGTACCCTAATACCACACCAATATTCAAGAAATCCGGTTTCGGAGATACATCTCACACTCCCACAGTGTTGGAGATGTTACGTCGTCCGCAGTATCTGACTTATATAGATTCTGACGACGGCACCCCTTTGCTAATGAGTAATGACCCAATGTCGTTCCAGTGGACGGATTCAAGTATTTTGAGTCCAGTAACAGGAACACGATTCAACAAGGCAACATATTTCCGATGGTTCGGAATGCTGAATCGGTATTGGAGAGGAACAATATTAGCACATATCGTAGTGGCAGGACATCCCATGGTGCAAGTGCAGTTAGATGCGCGAGTAACCTATCCTGGCTTCGATAAAAACCCTGGCAATTGCCAGGTGATGAGTGACATATTCAGGCATTTGAGTACCTTTCCAGGCTCGAAGCATGTCACCATACCATTGCCATTTCTAACACCCAATGATTATCTTCCCGTTAGGGATGTATATCCGAGTGATGATACAGTCGATGCTGTAATGACTACGTGTCTCAGCATCAAACTCACTGTCATTTCCTCCATGTTAGACATAGCACCAACAATACCGGCATATATTTATGTGTCGGCAGGACCAGATTTTGCGTTCTACCAACCTTATCCGCCCGGCCTTTATCGGGTGACGGAGTTGAGTAGAGAAGCAAAGGAGAAGATTCGCTTGCAGAAGCAGGTTTTCTTACCACTCATTGATCAAGCAGAAATAGCGGCGACCAGATATACAATCACTTCCGATCCAGGAACTATGATTAGTTTGCCCACTGTTTATGATTATATGAAGATATGGTCCAGAGCAATTCCCTTCTTTGATTACGATGCAGAAGAACCAGTACCAGATGCAAGCATAGGCTTTAAATCTGCTACGTGGTATACTCCTTCAGCTCGTTCTTCAGATCTGGAATCGCTCAACTCCTGGTATCAAACATTAGATTATATCGCTTATTTCTCGTCGCAATTCATGCTGTACAAAGGAGAGATAGGTTTTAAGATCTCTATGTGTTCGGATGCCAGCGTCAGACCGCAAGGAAGTTATTTATTCGCCACACTGGGAGACCCCAATCCAGCTTATAGGCAGATGACTCATACGGAGTTTTCGTATTCAGACGCGCAAGTACCGCCCAATTCTAATTTTGGAGCAGGAACAGTCATAACCCCAGGAGATAAACAACCTGTGTTGGAAGGGACTGTGCCCTATCGAGGAAGCGCAATCTGGTCATTTACCAGTAACAATAATTACTTTCAAGGTCCTGAGCCTTCACTAACGTTACCAAATGCCGATGTTACTAATAATGTCGTGCTGTTAAGTGATAGCTTGGAATTGGCGGACGCAATGTTCAGAAAAATTGGTCAGGACTTTGTTCTGAGTCTTGAGACCAATTTGCCACCGCCAACAATGTGGATATCGAGAGGAAGCACTTGGACGTCGCCTGCTAACAGGCCGACTAGGAGTCGCAGAAAAGCGAAAGGAGGGG